ACACCGTCTTACGTCGCGAAGACCACTCAAAATGCATTAGATGGTCTGATGACGAGGACTTTTAATGCAAACCCACGTCGACCCAACAAAATTTGTTGGTTTCGCATCTTCAAGAAGCTTACATCTGCTTCTGAAGGCTCGGTTTTGCATAAGTTCATCCTCGGCGAGTTGCGCAATCTCAATGGAGGTACGTTTAAGATTTGGGCCTCTAGGTTTCCCAATTGCACAAAAATTAGCCTAGAAAGTGCGGAGCAGAGCCTCATCGAAGAGGATCTGAACAAGAAAGACTTGCGAGTGGCAAGCATAGTCAAGATGGAGAAGTCTGGAACTCTCACGGTGGCCGGCGATCCACCTGAGGTTGACCCTAGGATTGTTAACTCGTGTACGCATCGAGCTAACGCTTACTTTGGGCCGACAATGTGGTGTATGGGCAATGTTTTCAAGAAGAGATTTGATTACAACGCTCATAATTTCTTGGTGTGGGACAGTGGTTTCGCAGCTGAGGATTTGGGACATTTGTTCGACTTTTGGACGGAGGCTTTCACGAGACCAGGAAGCCCCTGTAAGTACATTGTCTACGACCGTAAGCGGTTCGAGAAGAACCAGGAAGCTGAGGCGCAGACGTACTCCAATTTGATATTTAGGGGCGCACGTTGCAGCGAAGAGTTCATCAAAAACAATGATGAATTGCACCGCATTAAAGGTTCTGTTCAAGGACTTCCAATTTCATTCCAGTCGTCTGATCCAACTATGATCAGCGGTGGTAATGATACTGCTTGGAGGAACTTCGCCGTTAATGCAGCTGGTGTGATTCATTCTTTGGGTGAACCCAGTAGCGCAAGCTACGGTGTGGTCATCAAGGGGGATGATGGCATCGTGGTGACGTTTGGTGACAACCCAATAACATGGGAGGAATTCGAGGAAAGCTCAGCCGACCTCGGGTTACCAGTCACGGGTTTGATTACAATTCATCCACATGAGGTGGAGTTTGCTTCGAACATTCCCTATCCCACGGCAACCGGCACGGTGTGGGGTCCTAAAATAGGACGCACACTACAAAGGTTTGCCTGGACACTCAGTAATGCACCACCCGATGTGTACGGTGCAGCTACTTCGCTCTATGAGACGACGAATCACATTCCATTCCTACGCGGATTTATCCGTAGGCATCAGGACCTTGCGCAGGCACGCGAGCATACAGTTGAGTATTTTAAATACAAGACCAAAGCTCGTTGTGCCCATGAAGCCTCTCCTGAAACCTACGCCTTTGTTGAGGCGCGGTATGGTTTGACTCCAGATATGGAGCGCCATTTTGAGGATTTGCTCGCTACGTGCGCGACTCTCCCATGTGTGATCAGCTGGCCGCTGATTGACACACTGGTTGATCGTGACGCTTAAGTCGGGGGGTCACCAATTGTCCTGAGGTTCAAAACTGAGACACGTAGACGGCAAGATGCCAGGTAAGAAGAGAAACAGTAAGAGTAAGAAGAG